CTGAAAACAGTTCGTTGGCTAAGCTGATCAGGAACCCAAACCAAACGCAGACGTGGCGGGATATGATGGAATTGTTCCGCATATTTTACTTCACGCAGGGTGAGGCCTTTTTGGCAAGGGAAACACCTATCGACAGCAAGATGCCAACAGAGGTGTGGGTAGTGCCTCCTTACAGGATGAGGCACTTTGTCAAGGATGGTGTTATCGTTGCGTGGGAGTACGATATAGGCAATGGGAAGTATAGGCGTTGGGCGGATGACACCTTCGATGATGTGCTACACGTTAAGATGTCCAACCCGCAATTTGACGGCAAAGGCAAGCAGTTGAGAGGCATGTCACCGTTATTGGCGGGGCTTAAATCATTGCAGTTGGATGACTTCGCTATCGAAGCATGGTTGAAATCATTGGAAAATGAGGGAGCAAAGGGTATCATATCACCCAACCATCCTGACAAAACGAATTGGCTGTCACCTGATCAGGTGAAGGCCACCGAGATGAAGGTACAGGAGAAAATTCACGGCTACGAGAATAAGAACAAGGTTGTTGTATCTGGTATGCCGCTGCAATACACACAGATAGGGCTGTCACCAGATGCATTGAACATCATCAACTCGTTGGAGAAGGCAGGCAATGATCTGTGTGATTTGTGGGGAGTTCCAGCGGTATTGTTCGATCCTAACCCGACCTACCAAAACCAAAAGGAGGCAGGGGCGAGGTTTATCAGGGATGTGATCCTTCCGTACCTAAACAAGGAGGAGGATGCGCTGAACAGGTGGTTGGTAGAACCATTCAGAAAGGAGCGGAACTACCTACTCGCATATGACACATCACTATTCGATGAGTTGAGGATCACGATGCAGGACAGGGAATATCTTGAGAGGATACTCACGCTGAACGAGATGAGGATCATCGAGGGTTATGATGAGATAGAGAACCCCTACGCAGACGAGGTGTTTATCGCACAGGGCAAGATACCGCTAAGCGATTACGGCTTTGGGGAGTAATAAGATAGAAAGATATGGCACACAGTAGGTTTTTCATACGATATTCAACAGCACTTGACAGGCGGTTATTCCGTTTGGAACGCAAGTATCGTGCGATGATCTACAAAGAATTGCAGAGGGAGCAGGAACAGTTTATTGAAACGGGTGATTTTACGACCAACCTACAACCAATATTTGAGCAACTGTACAGGGAGGAAGGCGTAAAGGTGATGATGGCGCAATACAAGTTGCTGGGAGGGATGGATAAGAAATCCGATTTTTTCAGCACCGCATGGCGGGTGTGGGTGGAGCACTTCATTGACACACGTATGGCGCAGAAGATCGTAAGGATTGATGAGACAACGAGGGCAGCCGTACAGAGGGTTATAAGCAATAATGTAGCTGTGCCACGCAGGGAGATAGCCAAACAGCTGACGATGTTCAACCGCAAGCGAGCGATGGCGATAGCACGCACGGAGGTAGCGCAGATGGCCGTTGAATCGCAGAGGCAGGGTGCGGAAGCGTGGAAGGCGGAGACAAACACCACGCTGTACAAGATGTGGATGCATAGGGGAGCGGCTGATCCACGCACGGGGCACTTGGCGTTGGATGGAACGACAATACCGGAAAACGAGATGTTCACCATCGTTGACAACTATGGCAATAGCGAACGGGCGTTGACACCGCACGCATCAGGGCTGTCAGCGGGGAATGTTGTCAACTGCGGGTGCACGGTGATATATGTGAGTGAGAATTACTATAATACAAGACTGAAAAGATAAAGATATATGGCAACGCAAGACGATTACAGGATAAAGAAAGCGGACATCTTCAAGAGTGCGAGCGATGGTATATTGTCAGGATATGCCAACGTGTACAACATTGAGGATCATCAGGGTGACATCACCCGTTTGGGGGCGTTCATCAAGACGGTGAATGAGAACCACAAATCGATGAAAGTCTACAAGAACCACCGCAGTGATCAGCTGGTGGGTGTGCCAACAAGGTTGGATGCGAATGATCCGTACGGATTATATATGGAAGCGAAGATCATCATGGACACGCAGCTTGGAAAGGATTCATATCACGAAGCAAAGTTTATGCTGGAGAACGGATTCGAGACAGGATTTTCTATCGGTGGGTGGGTGATGAAGAGAGACAAGGCCGACAAGAGGATCATCACAGAGTTCAAGTTGGAGGAGATCAGTATCCTGACGATGCAACCTGCCAACCAGCTGTCGATGGTGGATATAGTTAAGAGCATACATGCAGAGGATGAGTTGACACAAGAAAAGTTTTGGAACACGATCACCAAAGCATATGACAGTAAGTTTAGCGATAATATATTGAAATCATTAGAGCAATTTTTGACACTCAAAGAGAAGCCGGAGCAATCCACTTCTACGGTCGAGCCGTCAGCGATAATCAAAAGTATTTACGATTTATACATTTAAAAAAACTATCGAAATGGAAGAAAAGGACTTGGAAAAGGCTAAGGCCGAAGCATTGGAAAATGTAAAAAAGACCGCAGAGGAAGCGGCAAAGGGTGAGGCTGCTAAGGCCGTTAAGGTTCTTAACGACAAGATCGCCGAAATGGAAAAGGAATTGAAATCAGCCACCACAGCCGAGGCTGTGGAAGCGTTGAAGGCAGAGTTTGAGGACAAGCTGAACAAGCTGTCTGCGGATATCAAGAAGCAAGGTCAGATCAGCGAAAAGCGTGTATCTCCTGTTGATGGCATCGATATGATTAGGAAGTCGTTGGAGGCATCCATCAAGGATAATGCCGAGGCTTTGAGAAAGTACGGAGGTGGCACAATGAATTTGGCTGTCAAGGCTATCACTCCTGCATCGTTTGGTGCGTCGGATTATCCGAGCCTCACTACGCAGGTGCAACCTTTGTACCGCAATCCTTATGCTCCTGTTTACCTGCGTAACATCTTCCCGAATATCAGTACATCGGGATCGAACGTTACCATCTGGAAGCAGGGAGCCGTAACAGGTGCGGCCGCCATCTGGAAAAGAGGCACAGGCACACAGGGAGCGGACGAGGAAAAACCCGAAGTTACTCCGACTTGGGAGAAGGAAGTTGTGCCTGTTGATTGGATTCCTGGTGTCACCCACATCCAACGTGAGGTGCTGGATGACGTTGACTTCATGGCAACAGAAATTCCGTATGCACTCATCTACGGGGCAAATGGGATCCTTGCAGCCGAGAACAAGATGATTATGGATTACATCGCAGCCAACGCAGTTGATTATGCGACACCTGTAGGGGCCACCGCTCCAGCTAACAGCCTGGAAACCATCCTTGCGGCTGCCTTCGGTCAGTTGGGTGATAGCTATATGGCTCCGACACACATCCTGATCAACAACTGGGATTATCTCAACTACATGGCTTTCAACAAGGCAAGCGGATCAGGTGAATACGACTATCCTGCACTCAACTTGCAGTTTGTCAATAATCAGTTGTATATCAACAGACTGCAAGCCGTTCCAGTTCCGAGCCTCGCACCGGGCACCGCTTATGTGATTGCAGCCGATCATTCGAGATTCATTTCACGGATGGAGATTCGGACTGAAATCTCGAAGGAGCACTCGGACAACTTCACCAAAAACATGGTGACCTACCTTGCAGAAGTGAGAAGCGGGTTCTTCACCTACAACGACAACTCGCTGGTTAAGGTGACATTGCCGACACCGGCCGCTGGATCGTAGTGATCTGATATGAATCAATGGGGTGGTGGGTAACACCATCACCCCTGTTTTAAACCAAAAAAAAATATAACGTTATGGCAAAATTATTATACAACGTAAGAGCGTATAGCGATACCGCAGCCAACTGGGCAACGGATACTCACGTCTACCCAGCCAACAGCCTCCTTATCGCAACCGATACAGGGGTAATCAAGAAGGGTGACGGAGTGAAAACGTATGCACAGCTTGCGAGCTTGGGAGTGAAGCAGGTGGCAGAGGTTGATGACATCAGCGATTGGCCTGAGTCATTTCCACCCGCAGCGCACGATCACGCAGTTGTTGCGGATGAGGACAGTGGATTGGAGGCAGCCGACACGATTCAGGACCTTGCGGAGGCTTTGAGCACACGAATTTTGGCACTCGAAACAGCAGCAGAAGAAGCAGAGTAATGGTTATT